TTATCTCTGTCGATTCCTTGCTAGTAGCACCAGCTTTCATTGCGAATATCGATGAAGCTAAGAACCACTATGATGTTCGTTCTACTTACACTAAAGAGTTAGGCAACGTACTAGCTAACACCTATGACAAGAACATCTTGCGCGTAGTTGTACAAGCTGCACGTGGCGCTGAGACCATCACTGGTTCTGGCAAGTCTGGCACTGTAATCACTAAAGCTAACTTCACCACTTCTGCCAACATCGTAGCTGCATTGTTTGCTGCTGCTGAAGAAATGGACGGCAAGGACATCCCAGAAGATGACCGCTGTGCTGTTGTATCACCAGCTATCTACTACAAGCTTGCACAAGACACTACTGTCTTGAACAAAGATTGGGGTGGTGAAGGTGCATACGCTGAAGGCAAGGTATTACGTATTGCTGGTATCACTATCGTTAAGTCTAACCACATCCCAACTGGTGTGCAGACTGCTGATGCTGGTGAGAGCAACACTTACCACGCTGACTTCTCTAAGACTAAGGCTGTGGTATTCCACAAGTCTGCTGTAGCTACAGTTAAGTTGATGGACCTAGGTCTTGAGTCTGAGTACGACATCCGTCGTCAAGGAACTCTATTCGTTGCTAAGTATGCAATGGGTCATGGCGTATTGCGTCCAGAAGCTGCTATTGAATTAGCACTTGTATAGCAAGTAAGTAAGTTTCTAACTTATAGAAACACAATTGGGGAACTTCGGTTCCCCTTTTTTTCATTTTTAAGGATTCACTACCATGTCTCTAACACCTACAACTGAGCTTGAAGCAGTTAATACAATGCTCAATACCATTGGTGAAGCTCCAGTGAACACCTTGGTAAACATGACCTCAGTAGATGCGATTACTGCGCAGTCTATATTGGCTAATGTGAACCGAAGCGTCCAAGCGGAAGGCTGGTTCTTCAATTCTGAATACGGGTATCCATTAGTACCTGACCAGAATAGCAATCTACCACTGCCTACCAATATCATGTCTGTTGATTCAACAAGCGAATCTCATGATTATCAAATAGTACAACGTGGCTCACGGGCCTATGACCGTAAAAACCATACATACACTTTCACTCAAACTGTGAAATGTGACCTAATTCTCCTACTGTCCTTTGAAGAAATTCCAGAGGCAGCACGTAACTACATCGCTCTTCGAGCAGCTCGAATCTTACAAGACCGCTTACTAGGCTCTGACTCTCTACATGGTATGAACCGTGAAGATGAGTATCAAGCTCTAACGACCCTACGTCTTATGGAATCTGAGAATGCTGATTACAACATCCTAACAGGTAACGCAGACGTTTACCGAATCCTATCGAGGTAAGACATGTCACTTGTAAGTAGCTCAATACCTAACCTCGCTAACGGGGTATCACAGCAGTCCCCTAGCGTCCGCTTGAACTCACAAGCAGAAGAACAGGTGAATGCATTTAGTTCAGTTATTAGTGGTTTACGTAAAAGACCACCAACCCAGCATTTAGCTACTTTGGTGACCGATGCATTATCCACAGGTAACTACTTTATTCACACCATTAACCGAGATGTCACAGAACGATACATCGTTGTTGCTGACAATGCCTCTTTACGAGTGTTCGGTTTTGATGGCCTTGAATACACAGTCACTACTCCTTCAGGTTACTCTTACTTGTCTAGCGGAAATCCTCTAACAGACTTCAAAGCTGTAACCATTGCTGACTACACCTTCATCCTTAACAAAGCAGTAGTAACCACAGTTACTCCAAGCACATCTACTCCAGATTGGCCTGAAGCCATAGTCCATTGTAAGCAGGGTAACTACTCTACTGACTACAAGATTTACTTGGATGATGTTGAAAGAGCTAGTTATACGACCAGTGACGATGTTAAGGCTGACTTAAAGACCAATAATATTGCTAACCAACTGGCTACTCAATTAGTGGCAGGACTAGGTTCTGTATACACGGTTACTTGGGATGGCTCTGCTATTCGTATTGAACGTACAGATGGTCAAGACTTCACTTTAAGAACTGAAGATTCCTACGGTAACGCAGCCTTAATAGGCGCTAAAGGTTCTATCCAACGCTTCTCTGATTTGCCAAGACGTGGCTTTGATGGCATGAAGATGAAGATAGTGGGCGAAGAGACTTCTGAAGCTGATAACTATTATGTGGAATATGAAACAGGTGATACTACTCAAGGTATCTGGAAAGAAACCCTTGCAGATATGGCTGATTCTACTTTAGATAATGCCAACATGCCTTGGAAGTTAACCCGTAATGCAGACGATACATTCACTTTTGAACCTAACGATTGGGGAAACAGAACTGTAGGTGATGACATATCATCTTCTGACCCTTCCTTTGTAGGTAAGAAACTTAATGATGTCTTCTTTCATCGTAATCGCCTAGGCGTAATTGCAGATGAGAATGTTATCTTTAGTCGAACAGGTACTTACTTCTCATTTTATCCTGAGACTGTGACCACTGTACTAGCAACAGACCCAATTGATGTAGCAGTAAGCCACACTAAGGTGTCTATACTTCGTCACGCAATTCCATTTAACGAAACACTTCTTCTATTCTCTGACCAAACCCAGTTCATGTTGAGCGCAGGTGACTCATTGACTCCAGAAACGGTGTCTATTAACCAAACAACTGAATATGAATCTAGTCTACGAGCAGAGCCAATTGGTGCTGGTGAGTATGTTTACTTCGCCACTAACAGAGAAGGCTACACAGGTGTGCGTGAATTCTTCGTTCAGGCAGATACTTCAAGCAATATCGCTATTGATGCGACCCTCAATGTACCTCGTTATATAAAAGGTAATGCCACAGCTTTAGTGTCTAACACTAACGAAGACATTATATTCGTGCTGACTGACGGTGTTCACACACTGCCTACTTGCTACGTCTATAAGTACCTTAGACGCGATGGTCAAGCTTTACAGATGTCTTGGTCCAAGTGGGAGTTCCCAAATGCTGACCGCATCCTAAACCTTTCAGTGATTGAGTCCATAGCCTACTGGATTATCCAGCGTGGCACTGTGATTTCTCTTGAGAAGATGCAGCTGCAAGAAGCCCCCAAGCTTACAGCAGCAGGCAAGATGGTTTACCTAGATGCTATTGAAGCTGGGACTGTACCTGCAACTGACCAGATAGCAGTGACTGTAGATGGTGAGAACTTCGTAGGGTATCCATACGACATGTCCTATACCTTCTCTACGCAGTACAAGAGAAGCCAAGGTGCAGGCGGTAGCCAAGTGACAGATACTTCTGGACGCTTACAGCTTCGTCAGTTCAAGCTTCTGTATCAAGACACAGGTAAGTTCACTGTAACCACTGATACGCAGGGCATGATTAACACTTATGACTTCTTAGGCAAGCCTCTTGGTTTGTTAACACTAGGTCAGGTTGAAGAAGCCTCTGGTGAGTTTGAGTTCCCATTGTTATCTAAGAATGACCGCGTATCTATCGTTGTCAATAACACTTCCCACTACCCGTGTACCTTTCAATCAGCAGAATGGACAGGTTACTACACTTCCAAATCTAGGAGAATTTAATGGTAGCGACAGTACGTTTAGCAACCATTGATGATTGCAATAATCTAGGTCCTCGCTTGAGGGCCGCTGATAAGCTTGAGCTTAAAGCTTCTTGTGGTTATGGGCCTGTAACGGCCTTGACATTATCCATCCATGCTTCAGATGAGGCATGGGTAGCCGTTGATGAAGAAGGTGTAGCCATCCTCATGTTCGGTGTAGTAAATGCAGGCCAGGATTTTGTAGGAGTGCCTTGGATGTTAGGTAGTGATGGTATCTATCAACACACTAGGCAGCTCCAATCCCAGTGCCGTCAGTGGTTAGATGTAATCCATGAAGATTACTCACTGCTATATAACTATGTCCATGCAGAGAATCCTAAAGCTATCCGCTGGCTTCAATGGATGGGCTTCACAATAGTTCAACTCATTCCTGAATTTGGAGTGGGCAAAGAACCATTCTATGAATTCGTAAAGGTGAAATAACATGTGTCCTCCAATGGCCCTATCAGCGATGTCTTCAATGATTAAATTTGCTGGGCAGCAAGATGCAGCAAATGCACAAAACAAAGCAGCACGTGCTAACTACATGCAGCAAATCACGCAGAAGTCCTTAGCAACTATGCAAGAACATACTGCATCTTCCGACAAACTATTCCAAGACACTATCAAAGCACGTGAGGCGCAAGCTGGCTACGAGGCTTCAGTAGAAGGAATGGGTGGTTCTATTGTTGGTCGCCTTATCCGCGACAAGAAAGCAGTGGAAGCACGTAACAAGAACAACATCGATACCAACTTTGAATACAAACTTCAGCAAACTCAATATGAGCTTGAGGGCTTGCGAGTCCAAGCTGATGGTCGTAGCAAGTCTGGTCCTAGTTTACTAGCGACAGGTTTAGAAATTGGTAATGCTTACTATGAAGTAGGCGATGGTCAATATGATTTAGGAACACCATCAACGGTGGGTCCGTAACAATATTTAAGGAATTAAAATGGCGACTAATACTGGCATCGAGGTGACAGCACTACGCCCTGCGGCTTCGGCAGGGGACTTCTACGTCCGACCTGAAGCATACGACCCGAGTGTAGCGAATGGTCTTGCGAGACTATCAGGCACAATGAATAAGAAGCAAAACGCAGAGGCTAAGGCTGAAGCAGAATACCTGACTCTTTCAGAAAACCTAGACCCAAGCAATGTGAAGGCTATCCGAAATATGGATGCTTACGCGCACAAATCATTGGCAGTGCAAGCACGTGTTGCCGAACTGCGTGGTGCGAAGGCAGGTAATCTGTTTGCTTCTGAGTCACGTAATGCGTGGAATGAATGGAAGGATTCATCAAGTGCAGATGGTGGTGACTTCGAGGGTTTCTTCGCTGAACGTAAAGCTAAGTTAGCTCAAGAGCTGGGTGGTAATAAGTACATGATAGCAGGGGCTATGGGCCGTATGCGTGAAGTTGAGTCTTCATTACGCGCACAGCATGGTAGTTATCTTGACTCACGGTTACGCCAAGAAACAAGTATC